CAACATGTGGTGGAGAATGGTGGAGAGAGTATTATCTATTCTACCGATAAAGATTTTCTTCAATTGGTTGGAGACGGTATTAAAGTCTGGAATCCGGTCAGAAAGAAAACATATATTCCAGAAGTAGTGCTTGAGGATTATAGTATACATCCTAATAACTTCCTTTTGTATAGAGCTTTAACTGGCGACATAAGTGATAATCTCCCAGGCATAAAAGGACTGGGAATGAAAACTCTATTAAAGTTTATGCCTGGTTTTGCTACTGAAGAAAAACTTGATTTGGATGATGTTATCACTATTGCTGAATCTTCAAAGTCAAAAGTTATATTAAAGATTGTAGATCAAAAAGAAAATATTCAGAGAAATTTAATTCTGATGTCTTTGTTATCTGTTATGATGAGTGACAACAATAAACTGAAAGTTTTAAATAAAATAAACAAACCCCAACTCTTTTTAAAGAAGTATGACTTGACAAAGTTGCTAATAGAGACTAATATACTACCATCGATGCAAAACTATGATAGTTGGGTGGTTTCCACGTTTAACTCGTTGACGAGGTTTGATGGTTGATTTTAATAAGAATGTAGATACGATTACGCAGTTTGGTCCGGCGTTTCAATCTAAGGTTATTGCTTCACTGATCCTCAATGGATCTTTTTTGGGCCAGTCAACCGATGTTTTGAATCCAAACTTTTTTGAAAGTCAAGCTTCAAAATGGATTGTCAATAAAATTATTCAATATTATTCAGAGTATAAGAAAAACCCAACAATGGAGTTTTTCAGAGTTGAAATGACTACTCTGGAGACAAAGAGTAATTTAAAGGTAGAGGTTATTGATCAGTTAAAAAACAGTCATACTCATTTTACAGATCAAGATCTTGAATATGTTCAAAACAGATTTTTAGAATTTGCTAAGAACCAAACTCTTAAACATGCTATTCTTCGTTCTGCTGAAATGTTGCAAAGAGGTCAGTATGATGATATTAAATCTTTAATTGACAACGCATTGAAGGCAGGAACCCAAAAAGATGTTGGACTTATGTGGGAAGAAGACTTTGATATTAGACATCTTGAATCCGCTAGAAACACCATGCCAACGGGTTGGGCCCCCATAGATGAACATCTGGATGGGGGGTTGGGTCCAGGGGAATTAGGCGTCATTGCAGCCCCCTCAGGCATCGGTAAGTCGTGGGCCCTCACTAACTTAGGCAAGGTTGCGCTTACTTTGGGTAAGAGTGTTCTCCATTATAGTTTTGAGTTAAATGAAAACTATCAAGGTATCCGTTATGATACTGTGTTTTCAGAAATTGAACCCTCTAAATTAAAAAATCATTTAGATTTAGTTAAGGGTATTGTTGGTGAAGTAGAAGGAGATTTAATCATTAAATATTACCCAGGAAGAACAGCCAGTGTTAATACTTTGGTGGCTCATATTGATTATCTTAGTATGCAAAATTTCACGCCAGACTTGATTATTGTTGATTATGCTGATTTAATGAGGACGCCTACGAAGTCGAATGCGCGTTACGAAGAACTGGGATATATTTATGAAGAACTAAGGTCAATGTCAGCTGAATTACAAGTTCCAATTTGGACCGCAAGTCAGACTCAACGGTCCAGTATTCATGACGAAATAATTGAGGCTGATAAGATCGCAGAGAGTTACAATAAGGTTAAAACAGCAGATGTTTTGCTTTCGCTAAGCCGTAAAACCGAAGATAAGATTAACAATACGGGACGAGCCCATCTTATAAAAAATAGGTTCGGCCCGGACGGTGTTACATTTCCGATTCGGATGGATACCTCAAAAGGTATCGTAAAAATATATGACCCAAATTCTCCAGAGGGTGATAAGCTTAAAGAGACAATGGCCAGCGGTGAAGCAAATATGAGAAAGTTTTTGGCCGACAAGTTGGAAGGTTTTCAGTCAAATGGAAACCAGTAGTCTTTTTAAAATTATTATAAACTTTAACCCTATGGAGAATTATTATGGACCTAGCCGCTTCTATCTTATCTGATATCACGGTTTACATGAAGTATGCTAAATTTATAAAAGCTTGGAACAGACGAGAAAACTGGAACGAAATTATTGATAGAAACAAAATGATGCACATTAAGAAACATCCACATTTGCGGGATGAGATTGAAACGGCTTATAATTTTGTTTATGAGAAAAAGGTTCTCCCTAGTATGAGAAGTTTACAGTTTGGGGGTAAGCCAATTGAAATCAACAATGCAAGACTATATAATTGTTGTTATCTTCCAATGGAAAGTTATGAAGCATTTTCTGAATTAATGTTTCTTTTGCTTTCTGGAACTGGCGTTGGATATTCTGTTCAAAGTCACCATGTAGATAAACTTCCTCAGATTAGAAAACCAATAAAGACTCGACGTTATCTTGTTGGCGATTCTATAGAGGGATGGGCAGAAGCTGTTAAAGTATTGATGAAAGCATATTTAACAGGTCGATCATTACCCAAGTTTGATTTTGGTGATGTCCGGCCCAAGGGTGCCCACCTCATTACCAGTGGTGGAAAAGCACCTGGGCCAGAACCCCTACATGATTGTTTACATAACATTCGTAAGGTATTAGAGAGAAAGGATGATGGTGATAAGTTAACTCCATTCGAAGTTCACGAAATTAATTGTTATATTGCTGATGCAGTTCTTTCTGGTGGTATTCGTCGTTCCGCTATGATTTCTCTTTTTGATTTAGATGATGATGAGATGTTGACATGTAAATTTGGAAACTGGTGGGAAAGTAAACCCCATCTTGCACGTTCAAATAATTCAGCGGTTATTCTTCGCCATAGAGTTGATAAAGAAGTTTTTATGAATTTATGGTCTAAGGTTGAAGCTTCTAAGTCTGGAGAGCCTGGATTCTTTTTCACAAACGATAAAGATTATGGTCTTAATCCTTGTGCAGAGATTTCCCTTCGACCTTATCAATTTTGTAATTTAACTACTGTTAATGCTTCTGATATTCATGACCAAGATGATTATAATGAAAGGTCTAAAGCGGCTGCTTTTATTGGTACTCTTCAAGCTTCTTATACTGATTTTCATTATCTTAGAGACATTTGGAAGAGAACAACTGAAAAAGAGGCATTGATTGGTGTCAGTATGACAGGTATTGCTTCTGGTAATGTATTGAAATTGAATATGGCGGAAGCGGCAAGGGTGGTGAAGGAAGAGAATGAACGAGTTGCTGAGTTGTTTGGAATACGAAAAGCAGCTAGAACTACTACGATTAAACCAGAAGGAACTTCTAGTTTGGTTTTAGGTTCTAGTTCAGGAATTCATGCTTGGCATAATAATTATTATATTCGTAGACTTCGTGTTGGTAAGAATGAGGCTATTTATGAGTATCTTTTCGACAAGCATCCAGAATTGGTCGTAGATGAATTTTTTAAGCCGAACCAACAAGCTGTGATCGAAGTACCTCAAATGGCTCCAAACGGGGCTATAACACGACAGGAAAGTGCATTACAACTTTTGACCAGAGTAAAAGATGTTTGGTCGGGCTGGGTGAGAACTGGTCACCGCAAGGGTGAAAATAGAAATAATGTGTCTACTACCATTACCATTAAAGATGATGAGTGGGGCCCGGTTAGTGAATGGATGTGGGAAAATAGAAATGTATATACTGCATTGTGTGTATTACCGTACACCGATCATTCGTATGTTCAAAGTCCCTTTGAAGATATTGATGAAGAAACCTATAATGAAACAGTGGTTTCTTTAACAGAAATTAATCTTGATAATGTAGTAGAACTTGAAGATGAAACACATCTTCAAGCTGAATTGGCCTGTTATGCAGGACAATGTGAATTAATTTAATTATAAAGTGAGGAAAGTTATGTCAGATAACCCTGTTTGGAAAAATTTAAATTTTGGAAGGCGTCGGGGCTTTCAATTACCAAAAACACAAACGTATAGTCATGTGCCAGAACATGAATTTGAATGGGATGTGCACAATTATTATCCAAGTTTAAAGTTTAAGAGGTTGAGTAAAGATGCAATCGCTCCAACAAAAGCTCATAGTGGGGATTTGGGTTATGATTTATATGCTATAGAAGATGTTACAATTGCGCCTGGTCAAAAGATGAAAGTTAGTACAGGAATATCTTTTCAATTCCCCCCCGAATGGGCTGGGTTTGTTAAGGATAGATCTTCTATGGCTACTAAGACCACACTAGAAACCGTCGGTGGGGTTATTGACAATGGTTATACTGGAGAATTGTTTGTTATGTTTGCTAATTATGGTAATGAAGTTGAATATATCAAACAAGGATCTAAGATTGCACAGCTGATATTGATTCCAGTAGCTAATTTTGAACTGGAAGAAGTAGAAGAAGTGTCTTCTAATGATGGTCGTAATAATAAAGGATTTGGATCAACCGGAGTTTAATATGAGTA